CCCCGCGCGATGATCGAGGCGCGCTTGGTGCGCGGCTCCTTCCCGGCTGGCCGCACTCGCCGACTCCAGGGCTTGAGCGTGCCGCTACGGCCCTTGTACTCGGGGCACTCGCGGCTGTCCTTTCGGTGGCCGACTCCGCCACAGACGCCGCACGCCCGCTCCTTCTTCGGCGACTTCTTCACGCGATCACCCTCCGTGGTGGTGTTACTCGGAGCGACGACGGGCTCCTCGGTCCGCGGGCCGCTACGCGCCCCCGTTCCACCCGAACGTCGCTCCGACTTCTTGTGGCGGCGGCGGACAGCTGCGGGGACAGGGGTCGCTATCTCCGTACCGTCGAGCGCGGTCGCATCGCTCACCGCCGCCACGTCTTCGTCGTCGCCCTGCCGGCACTCGCCCGGCTTGTGAAGCCTCGAGCAGATCCGGCAGCGCGTTCTCCAGCCGCCCTTCTTCGTCGGAAGCCCAGGAGGCAGGCCTGCAGCTCGTCGCTCAGCCGCCTTCATCTCGGCCAGATCGTCGCCGTGGATACCCATCGGCAGAACGCGGACCCGTGGACCAGCCCCTGTCTCTGTCATCCGATGCCTTCCATGGAAACCCTCTCGACCAGCTGGTCCACGAGTTCGCCCCCGCTCGCCGGTTTCCCGCCCCCACGTCCATCCTCCGTGGGGGACGGGTCGCCGGCTTCCCTCACTCCGGTCGAGCTCAGCCCGTCGGAGTGTTCGCCTCGACAGCTGCCGACAGGGACGCGTTGGCAGCGTCGAGTTCGTTCTTCATCGCGATGAAGTCCTCCGGCTTTCCGCCGGCGTCGATCGCCGCCTGGATCCGCGCGCTGATACCTTCGATCAGGCGCACCGCCGACTGCTGGACCGTCGTCGTCTCCGCGACTTCCGCGCGGAGTTCCTCGAGTTCCGTGGCCATAACCGCTCCTTGGTTTGTGAGGCGTTCCGTGAGGCCCGCCACACGGTTGAGGGTGCTCTCGATCCTCCGGAGAGAATCGTCCTGGCGGCGCTCCGCTTGGAGCGTCCGCACATCCTGCTCGAGTCGATCGAGTCGTTCGTGAACCTCGCGTCTCTCAGGCATTGCTTGAGGCCTCCGGTGCTGGCAGCTTGAGTCGCGCCACGACGCGATTGAACGCGACTTCGGCGACTCTGAATCGCTTCGTGCTCGACCATGGATTTCGCAGGACGAGAGCGATCGCATCGAGGTCCTCGTCCAGCGTCGGGCCTTCTACCGCCATTGCCTGTGCCGGTGCTTCTCCGTTCATCGGTCAGTCCCTCAGCAGGTAGACGGCGTCGCGCGCCGCAATGGTGACGCGGGTGACTGGGCCGGTGGTCACACCTCCGCGCTCGGCACCGCCGATCAGGTACGCCGGCCAGGGCGTGGTGACGTCGGTGGTGACCGAGCGCGGGTTCACGATCACGGCGCCGTACTGGAACTCGCGGACGTAGACGCCGAGCCCGCCGAGCTCGCGCGTCGGCGTCACCGCGCGTCCGAGCCATCCGGCGGCGCGCCGAGTCGGCTTGCCGGTGTTCCGGTCAACCGAGTACTCGTCGAGCCACCAGTCGATGTAGGGGATCCGCCAGTCGTAGTTCCCCGGGCCCGCCACGAAGGCGCACTCACCGAGACAGGCGTTGCCCAGACCGAAGCGGAGGTCGGCGCGGAACTCCGGGCCACCCTGATAGCTCCCGGCCCAGCGCGGGATCACGGCGATGACCGACAGGCGCCGCGGCGACATCTGGTACGACTCCCGGAGCAGGCCGAGCGGGCCGAGCATGTTGTTGCCCCAGCCCACCGGGTTCTGGTTCGGGAAGTTCTCGCGCCACCAGCCATCGACCCGATCACCACCCGGGTAGTCGCCGGCGGGCCCGCCGTTGCCGATCAGGGTCAAGTCGGGGAACCGGTAGCGCAGCTCGGAGAGGAGCGCGCCCTGGGCGCCGCGCATCGCGCCGTCCCAGTCCTCGAGCGAGCTGTAGCCGGCGCGCCGGTAGTCGATCTGGTTGTCCGGGGTCACGCGCCAGCCGTTGCCGGTGCACACCGGATCGATCAGGGCGCCGTCGAAGAGACCCGTGCCCAGGACTTCAGTCCATATCTCGACCAGCCGGGCGCGCACCCCCGGGACGCAGATGTTGGCGGTGTAGGTGTTCGGCGCGCCCCACGGGGATCCATCGGGGCGGCGGAAGTAGTCGTCGCCCACGGCATCGTAGATCCGTGCCTGGTACGAGCTGCGGTCCGAGCTGTTGACCGGCCAGTACGGGGCCACCAGCAGGTGGGCGACCACCTTCGTGCCGGCGCGCCGGATCTCGCGCAGGACGTCAGCGTGGTCGTCCCACAGGTAGGCGGGCTGGACGCACCAGTAGCCGAACCGCTGGATCTGATCGAGAACATCGGTGTCGACAATCTGCTCGCGGAAGTCGAGCGGGTCCTGCTTGAGCAACGGCATGCCGGCGCCGTTGACGCCCTCGTGGAGCATCACCTTGGGGAATGCGCCGGTGTTCGGTTCGGTGATGCGGTGGAAGCCAGAGGCGTCGACGAAGTAGCCGAAAGCGCCCCAGATCTGGTTCAGCCAGCCGTACTTGTTGGGCATCGATCCTCCGTGATCGCGGGGGCGCTCATGTCGTAGGCGTAACCTCGGGTGCGTGTCCGGTCGTGGGGGTGAAACGTTCGAGCTGGTTGGCCCAGTTGGCGACGGAGTCAGCCAGCGACTGGGCGGCGAGAACGTCCTGCTGCAGCTGCTTGGCGATCGCGCGCACCTCGGCGAGCTGGCCGGGCGTGACGATCGGGACCTGGACGGCGCCCTCGAGCGCGGTCTTCAGTTCGCGCTGGGCATTTCGGAGCTGGTCCTGGACGACGACGAGCTGGCGCTCGAGCATGCCGGTCGTGAGTCCTGAGCCGCGCGCCGGCATTCAGGCAGCCTTCTCGGTGGGCTTGTGGCCGCGGCACGGACGGGTCAGCCGATGCACGCAGTCGATCGCGGCCAAGAACCGCATGACGATCGGCAGCTTGTGCCACTCGTCGCAGCGGCAGACGGCGAGGCAGTCGGGACAGTAGTGGGCCATCACGCGACCCCCAGCTCGTCGACGGCGCGGATCTCGGCGCGCCCTTCGATCAGCTCGAGCGTGCGTAGGCGCGAGAGCGCGTTGCGGTAGGTGCTGCTGTCAGGCGAACTGCCGGCCCTCTTCGCGAGGTCCTCGCGGGCTACCGAGTTCGGCCAGTATCCGAGCAGCTCGTGGAGTACTCGACCGGGCATGGACTGTCGGCCGACGCGGTCGAGCCAGTAGGCAGCGAGATTCCCGCCGGCAGCGGCCGGCAAATGCACCTGGCCACCGCCAGCGTGGTAGCCCTCGTCGGTCACCATCAGGCCATCACGGCCGCCGGTGATCAGGCCCTTAGTGCGTAGGCCGCTGAGGATGTTCCGGAACGTCGAGCTGCGGACGGAATAGCCGGAGACGAGCGCGGCCTTGCGGGCCGGCGTGCGCAGATGCGGCTTCTCGAGCAGCGCGTGGAGCAGCGCCAGCTCTCCCTTCGTGAGCTTCACGTCCCCATTCATCGACGCCGGCCGACCCGACGCGCCCCTGGCCCCCATGGCAGGTGGCGCGCTTCGCACCGACGTCGATGGACGAGAAGTGACCAACGGGTCCGGGATCATGGCAGGGGATGGCCGCATCCCTCGCTCCCCCGGACCCGCCGGAACTGTGTAGGCGCCCGCGTGATCGCGGTGCACCTGGTGGGTGGCGTTCACCAGGCGATCGAAGGCCTCGCGCACGCCACCCTGGAGCTCGTACATCCGGTCGACCATTCCGCGGAGCGCCTCGAGCTCGTGGGGCTGGAGGACCGGGACTTCTACACGCTCGGGCGCCGGCGGCTTGAGCTGCTTCATCTCCGCAAGTTCACGCTCGAGCGTGGCGATCCGGGCCCGGAGCGCCTTGGGATCCGCCGCGGCCGCGCGCTCGACCACGTCCTTCATCGACGCCTCGAGCTTCGCCAGGTCGACCTTGGCCAGCTTCACCGACGGCGCGGCGGTGCCCACCTTGGGCGTGGCGCTGGCGTCGTAGGTGCGGCGCGGGTCGATGTGGATCAGGCCGAACCGCTCCAGCCAGGAGGGCGACCAGACGAAGCACTGGCCGGTCTTCAGCTTGGGCAGCTGGTCGATCGAGGCCTGGACGTCGTGCTCGACGATCCAGTCCTGGATCGCGCGGCGCTCCTGCTTGGCGATCGTCCGGAAGACGAACAGCGTCCCCACCTGGTTCAGGGCGTCCTTGTTCACCGCCTGGGGGCGCTGCGAGATCAGCGTGTGGCCGATGCCGAAGTTGCGGCCGATCTTCGTCAGGTCCTCGAAGGCGCCCACCATGCGCGCCTCCTCGTTGCCTTTGAACTGCGGCAGGAAGGTCTGCGCCTCCTCGATGAACAGGTGGAGCGGGGAGCGCTCAGACTTCTTCCGGTGGAACAGCTGCTCGGCGAACGCGGTCGCGAACTCCTTGCGCTGGCCCTTGCGCAGCATCGAGACGTCGATCACCGCCGACGTGCCGGTGTCCACGATCGTGTCGGCGACCAGCGCGCCGGCGCCGGGCTCGAGCGGGATGTCGCCGTGGATCCCACCGAGCACCGGGATCTCGTAGCCGGCTCCCTTGCCGCCGGGCCCGACGCGCAGGCCGTACCAGACCCCGACCGGATCCAGCACCACCACCTGGGCGTGCGCCTCGAGCAGCAGCTCGGCCAGCTTCGAGGCGCCGTACGTCTTGCCGCCCCCGCTGGTGCCGAGGAACGCCGTCTTCTGCGTGACGACGTCGAGCGGGATCCGGAGCTCGGCGGCGAGCTGGAGGAGCGCGCTCACGCGCGCTCCCCAGAGGCAGTGCCAGGTCCAGTGGACGATGTGGGTGGGGTCACTTCACGGGCATCACCCCTTTCGAGTCGACGGGTCACTTCCGACCGCCCTTCGGCTTCGCATCGCGACGCTTCTCGCGCTCGCCGGCGACCATCAGCAGCTGCCTCAGCTCGGCGCGATCGTCCCGCTGCTGCTGCTCGCGTCGGCGGATGCGGTTCCACAGCTTTGCGATCTCTCGCATGGACATGGCGACCCTCCGTGGTCAACGGGACCGCTTCTTCGAGGCCGCCTTCTTGGCGGCCTTCTTCGGGGCTGGCTTGGACTGGGGCGACTCACCCTTCAGGGCGGCGCGCGCGTGATCCTCGTGCTGCTTGTAGATCGCCTTGGCGTCGATGCCGAGCGCGTCCGCGAGATCGTCCCCGTCACCATCGGCGGTCAGCCCGTACGCCAGGGCTTCCTGGACGGACTTGATGGAGACCTTGGCGACCCAGTCACGGCGGCCCTTGTCGGTCTCGGGGATCGTGAGCTTCCGCTGCTTTGCGAACTCACGGAGAGCCCAGGACCGGCCACCCAGCAGCAGCACGCGCAGACACTTCTCCGGCGAGAGCTGGCCGACCTTGGCGTAGATCGCGCCCTCGATCGCCTCGTTGGCCTTGTCCTGCGCGTCGCGGAGCGCCTGCTCCAGCTTGGGATCGGACTTCGGTGCTTCCCGCGGCGTGGCCCCCCCGCCCCCGGAGGAGCCGCGCGCCGCGGTCGCCACGCGGGATTTCCGCGCGCGGATCTCAGATGCCCAGTGGGTGCTGCACTTGTTCTTGTCCACGCAGACGAGGAACGACTCGCCGCGGTGGAGCCCGGCGCGCACGTATCCCAGGACCGAGTAGTCGCAGGTCTTCGATTTCTCCTGTCCGTCGGCGCGCTTCCACGATGCGGAGTGGTAGATCCGATCGTTGCCCATCGAATCCTTCGCCGACGGCGGGGTGTAGTGGCCGAAGGTGACCGCGACGACCTTCCGCCCCGTGTCTTCAGCCTGCTCGAGCGCGAGCGCGGTCTGCGGGTAGAGCATCGGATCCACGCGGCTCGCGTCGAATCCGACATGCTGGTCCACCCACGCCTGCAGCTCGCGGACGCTGACCGCCTTCGTGCTGTCCTTGGTCGTCGGGTCGGCTTCGTCCCACATGACTTCCTGTCGCGTGAACGTCCCCTGTGCCAGGGCGCTCTTCTGGTCGGCGGGCTTCAGCCGCGACAGGACGATCGCGTGGCCCGCGAGGATCCGGCCGGCGAGGAAGTGCTCGCGGCCCTCGGGGATCAGCTCGAGCAGCTTCACGCGGTCGTAGACGTAGGCCACCGAACGCCCGATGTGCTCGCTCACCCCAGCTGCGTCCAGTTTCGCGAGCTGCATCAGGCGCCGGTAGCCCTCTGCCTCCTCGAGCGGATGGAGGTCCGCGCGGTGGTTGTTCTCGATCAGCTGGAACTCGAGGGCCTCGGACTCGCCCATCTCGCGGACGACCGAGGGGATGTCGAACTGGCCGGCGACGCGGGCGGCCGCCAGGCGGCGGTGGCCGGCGACCACCTCGTAGAGCTCCCCGTCCGGGCGGACGAGGATCGGCATCAGCACGCCGTTGTTGCGGACGCTGGTGACCAGGTCGTCGAAGTCAGGACCCTTGGTCCGGTTCGACGGGTTGGTCTTCGACTGCGTGATATCCGCGACTGGGATCCGCAGGTACTGCTGGGCTGGCATCGAGGCCGGGACTACCGCCGATGCTTCCATCGAGTGAGCCTCCGTGCTGGGAGGCCCGAGGCGCCGCGCGCCCCGGGCGCGGTTTAGGGGCGGAACGGGGCGATGACGATGTCGATGAACTGGGCGGCGATCCAGAAGCCGGCGCCGGCGATCAGGGCGTAGAACGCGAGCCGGGCGTAGCGGAGCGCCTGGTCGCGTCGAACGGACGACGACCGCGTCGAGAACTCGACAGTGAAGGGAGGCTTGGGGTTGCTCGTCAGCTGCGGGGAAGGCTCCAGGCCGTGCTCACGGTGGAACCGAACCAGTCGGGACCCAACCATCCGGGGCTCCTGCCCGGATCGCGATGACCATCGGGCTCATAACCCGAAGGTCGCTGGTTCAAATCCAGCCCCCGCTACCAATCCGAGGCGCCGGAGACTTCTTCGGCGCCTCGACCCTTTTCAGGGCGGGGGCTGTCAGCGGCCCTCGGAGCGACCCGAAGGATCCTGCGATCCTAGTCGGACGACGTCCGCGCCAGCGGGCGCCAGCGTGTCGTCGTCTCGTGGATCCGCTCGGCTTCGCGGCGAACCATCTCGTCGCTCAGTCGAGCGTACTGCTGCGTCGTGGTCACCGACTGGTGACCGAGAACCTGCTGCAGCGCCGGCAAACTACCTCCGCTCTCGATCCATCTGCAAGCGAAAGTGTGCCGGAGCTGGTGAACGTGGAACCGTCCGACACCACTCCGGCGCCGGACCAGCTTGTTGAACGAGCCGTTCGCGCACTCGACGTACGGCACCAGCGGACGGTCACCGCGCAGGGCGATCTCCGCCTCGATGCTGGGATTCAGGGGCACCCGTCGAACCCTCGTCGACTTCGTCCGGTGGACGACGATCATGCCGTGGGAGACGTCGGCGCTCCGGGCCCGGACCAGCTCGCCCCACCGGAGGCCAGTGGCCAGGGCGAGGCGGACGATGAAGGCGTGGGGCTCCCCGATCGAGAGCACCGCCTCGAGCTCGCGGTCGTTCAGCCGGTCCGGCGGGCTCTCCTGAATCCGGGGCATGACCCTCCGCGGGAACGGGGACCGGCAAATCATGCCGCCCTCCACCGCCCAGTTCACCAGGCTCCGCGCGTCGGCCAGCAGGTGGCGGACGGTGCGCGGCGCCAGTTCGCGCGCTTCCAACGAGAGCCGGTAAGCGCGCAGGTCGTCGGGGCACAGGCAGGACAGCTCGATGGTCCCGAGGGAGGGGACCAGGTAGTCACGAACGCGCTGAGCGGCCATGCTCATGTTCTTCGGGCTCCGTGCCGTTGCTACGTACAACGCCAGCCAGCGTTCAGCTACCGTTGCGACCGTCACACTGGGTACGGGCAAGCGGCTCCAGAATGGCCTCCTGCCTTTTACCCGGGGGCGGGTCCCTGAACGCCGGGGGGAAGCGAGCTAGACGCAACGCTAGCTTCGTGGGCGCACGATCGTCAATAGATTTTTGTATAACGGCGGCGTAGGCTTATTTGCGGAGGGTCGCGCGGAGTGCACGCTCGACGTCGGCAACGGTGCAGCCGAGCGCCTTGGCGTAGACCTCGAGGAAGCGGTCGTCGGGGGTCGCGATCCGTCCGTGCTCGAAGGCGCTGATCGTGGTCCGATGCCGCGGGTGGCGCTTCTTCGCAAAGAAGGCGGCGACGTCGTCGAGGGTCAGCGAACCGGGCGCGCCCTTACGTAGTTTGGTTAGCGGGGTGGGCACGGCGCAGATGTAGCACCAGTTGTTAAGTCGCGCAAATAGGAAACGTTCTGCGAGGAGGAGAGAGTCATGAGGGCCGTAGGGATGTCCTTGATCGTGTTGCTGTTGGCCGGCTGTGCGGCCACTGGCGTGAAGCATCAACGCCTGCAGTCGTTCGATGAATCGGAGTACGCGCCCTATTCACAGAAGGGGACCGCGGTCATCGAGGGGCAGGCCTTCATGCGGACTGCCGGCGGCGATGTGAAGTACGCAGCAGGGTCCATCGTCGCAATGAACCCAGTGACGACCTACTCCCGCGAGTGGTGGGACACGGCAGTCGTTAAAGGCCAGAACATGGCCGAGGCAGATTCGCGCGCGAATGACTATCACTGGTCGACGACCGCAGACGGCGAAGGGCGATTCAGCTTCGAGAACCTTCCGGCCGGTGAGTACTACATTGCGTGCGGCGTCTCGTGGAAGGTATCGAGTTACCGCACGAGTGGCGGAGCAATAGGCGCTCAGGTCAAGGTCAGCGACGGCGAGCACGTCCGCGTGATCCTGCAACCGGTCAGGACGTTCTGATGAACCTGCGAGAGGGAAGCCACGTCTGCCTGAGTTGTGGTTCAACGGTGTTCCCCGTCCAGAAGGACCGCGGCGGCGGTGCAGGTTGTCTCATCGAGATCATTCTGTGGTTCTTCTTCATCATCCCCGGACTCATCTACTCGATCTGGCGTCGGGCGGATAAGTTGACGCTTTGCCCCGTCTGCAGCTCCACCCAACTGGTTCCCGCCTCGTCCTCGATGGGCCAGCAGCTCAGGAGTACCCTGAACTGCAGGAAGTGCGGGGCCCGTATAGAGCCTGGCGTGAAGTTCTGTCCGCAGTGCGGCGAGCCAGCTAGCGCTCCGTCCTGACCTCGAGCGCGTGCCCTAAGATCTGATTGACGTGCGTCAGCTGCGCCTCTGACCCGAACCGCTCACGCACCAAGTCCACGATCACCAAGGCGCGGCGCAGCGGAGGAGTGCGGTCGCCGCGGATCCAGTTGTAGACCGCCTTGGGAGTAACCGGCTCGCCGCGCGCTCGGAGATCTCGGCAAATCGGGATGACTCCGTACCGTCGCATGTCGGACGCGAACGGAGTGATCCATCTGCGGGGGACGCGCATCCCTGAGCTTTCTCCAAAGTCCCGGGCGTAGCGGCGGGGCGCCGCTGTGCTCGGATGGATAGCACGCCGGTCTAGGCTGTCAACGTCGCCGGCGCTGTCCTCTCATGAGGCTGTCGATCCGGGCCTCGAGCCGCCAGCGCTCGCGGTCGGCCGAACGCCGCATCGCGTCGACCTGGGACCGCGAGTAGGCACGCTGGGCGAGGATGTCGTCCTGGGTGTCGGCGATCTCGCCCTGCCCGCGGCTCAGGTTGTTGATCCGCGTGATGATCACCGAGTCGGCAAACTGGCGCGCCACGCGTTCCTCGGTAATCGCCCTCGTGATCGGCTCGGCAATGAACCACTTGTTGATCATCCCGAGCATCGACGCGACCGCGATGAACGTCCCGGCGTAGATGCCGAGCTTCTTCGCCAGCAGATAGGAGCCGTTCCCCTCGCCCACCGCCACCCTCTTTCAGAACACGAACCAGGCAGCCAGCTCGCCGGAGTAGTCGCCACCGGAGTCAAAGTCCTTCGCCACGCGGAACCGCAGGGCGACGTGATTGGAGAGCGTGAATCCCGGTTGGAGTGCGAGGAACCCGATTGCCGGAGCGTCGGCGACAAAGTCGCGCCGGACCCCGCCACCAGCCGACATGGTCAGGCGATCCCTGAACGACGATGGCTTCGGCTCGTCGGCGTGCGTCGGCGCCGCGACCCACAGACTGCCGCACAGGAGTAGCGCCGCGGCGACCTTCACCTTCACGGCAGAGGCCGGGTCCACCTGGCCCTTAGAGAGCGAGACGAACGCCGAGCGGATCATCGACCAGAGCGCACCGCCAGCCAGACCGAGGGTCGCATCGCCCATCTTCCAGCCGATCAGCGCGCCGAGGATGGGGTTGATGATGAAGCCCCACTTCTCGAACCGCTTGCCAATGTGCTCGTTGAGCCACGGCGACGCCTCGCGCGACTTCTTCGCGATGAACTCCCAGGAGAAGATCAGGGTGACGATCGGGAACCCGGCCAGCAGCTTGGAGAGGTAGGCGACCACAGCGCCGTCCATCCACGGAAACGACAACGTCAGCACTTCGATCAGCGCTCGCTGCGCCGCCGCCACCTGGGTGGTGTCGACCGCCGCGGCGGCCGCGGTCACCTGCGCGATAAACACCAGCAGCATGAGTTTCATGTCTGACCTCCTGTCGTTGTGGGTGTACGTGGAAGCGGGGGCTTCATACCGCCCTCCGGAGGAAGCCACCGAGCCGGTTCATCCACCCGGCGGCGAACTTCGCCTGACTGGGTTTCTCGGTGATCAGGCGGCCGTAGAACTCCGCCCGCTCCGCGCAGACGTCGCAGTACAGCGCCGTCGGATCCCGACGTGCGACGGTGAAGAGGGTGATCGCACCAACGACTCCATCGTCAGCCACCTTGCACGCGCGCTGGAGCATGCGAGCGGCCGTGATGGGGTGGCTGTGGACGCCGGCGTCGATCACCAGGCTGCGGACCTTTGGATACGGGATCTCGTTGAACCGCGGGCGCCGGATGAACAGCTCGAGGTACAACTCGCGAGTCTGGTCCTCGGACAGCGCGCGAAGGCGATCCTTCAGGTCGGGGTAGGCATTGAGCCACCACTGCCACAGGGGATCGGTGGGCTTGCCAGCTGGACGCTTCAGGCGCAGGTAGTCGGCGAGCGTAGGAATCGTGACCCCGCGGTGGGTGGGGCCGCCATGATCGTCAGGGTCATCCACCCAGCCACCCTCGACGCTGAAGAGGTGGTCGAGCTCCGCGCGCTCCCAGGCTTCCACGGTCAGACCCCCAGTCCCGCGAGCTCGGTCCGCGTGGCGGTCGAGCCCGATCGCGGCACCCACGTCCGGCGGTGGTCCCAGTCGCGGAGGATCCGGTAGAGGGTCGTCGTATGGATCCCCAGCTCGTCGGCCGCCCACTGCTGGTGGCCGTCGGTGTACTCGAGCACCAGCACGATGTGCCGCCTCACCGCGGAGGCCAGCGTCAGATCAGCGACACCGCTCTCCCGGTGGAATCCCGGGGCCGGCGGAATGCGATCGAGCAGGTGGTCGAGGCGCTTGGCCATCAGACCCCCACCACCCTGGCGTCGCCGCCGATCTCGAGCAGCATGACGCCCGACTCGCGCTCCACCTCGCAGCTCCCGCCGCACCGCGGGCAGCGCAGCGCGCTGACCTGGTCGAGCTGCTGCCAGGGGAGCTTCCACGACACGAGCGTCGAGCAGACCTCGCAGGTGGCGAGGGCTGCGACGTGGGTGACGCGCACGTGGACGGTGTGCTCGGAGGCCATCAGGAGTTCGTCACCCACCCGGTGCCGCCGATGTAGACGCGCACCCGGTTGTTGGTGGTGTCGTAGTACACCGTCCCGGCGAGCGCGGGGAGCTTCGACACGTCGCTCTCGTCCGACGCGGGATGCCGCGGCAACTGGAAGAGCTTGTAGTCGCCGTTGATCACGGCCGCGAGCGAGCCACCGCTCGCCGTGTCGATCGCAAGCGGGCGCGGGGCGCCGCTCGCTTGGTCCCAAATGACGTTATCGCGGAGGATGATCTCCGCGGCCCCCGTCTCGATCCGAACGTCATCGGTGTACGGGCTGTCGCTCGTGCGGTTCTCTTTGATCGTATTCCCCTGCACGAGTACGGACCGAATGGTCGTCGCCGTCGAGCGCAGGATTCGGTTCTTCAAGTTCGCCGCGAACGGGCGCGCGAACTTGTTGCGCACGATGTTCATTCCGACCAAGTGCTGGGCGCCCTGTATCTCGATGAACCACGCACCCGACGCCGTCGTGGAGTGGGACTCGAAATAGCAGTCCTCAATGATGAACTGCCGGATGTGTTGCCCTCCGCTGCTCCAGATGACCATCGGCTTGTCGTCGTCGGTCTCGCCGGTGCAGCGGCGCATGATGCAATCGACCGCGCCGTCGATTTGGTACAGCGAGTTGCCCGGAACCTCGGCCGGCACGTTGCACCCGTCGAGCAAGATCGTCGTGCAACCCGGCCCAACGTAAACGGCCCCACCCGCGAGGAACTCGTACGCGCGAGTTTCCACGACGCCCGACAGAATCCAGATGTTCGACCCCGGCGAGCCGGTGAAGTAGATCGCCCACGACGGAGAACGAGCCACCGTACAGCGAATCACCCAGGAGTGCCGCGCCGGGTCCCCACCGTTTCCGAACTTCACGCCACAGCCGGTGCCCGAAGCGTTTTGCCCAACGATCCCGATGTCTTCGATCGTAGCCCACGACCCGGTAATCAGGACCGCGTTGAGACTGGTCGACTGGCCCGCCATGTCTAGGATTGTGATTTGCGTCCCGTCGCCAATGACCCGCACGTTGTTCGGGATCGTGATGCCGGTAAACGAGGGCGTCGACGAGGAGTTGTAGGTCCCCGCTGGCACTCGCACGACACCACCGCCGAGCGCCGAGCACGCGTCGATCGCGAGCTGGATCGTCGAAAACTGGGTCGCAAGCACGATGACGGCGGCGGTCCACGAGGAGCCGTTGTATTCGACCCTGCGCCCCTCATCATCGACGAACGCGGACCAGCCCTTTTCCGGCGCGTAGAACAACCAGGCTGCGGCATCCCCGTCGTAGGCCGCGACCTGGTTTGCCTTCCCGGACCACGCTCCAGTCGGCGAGGTGCCCACGATGTAGCGATGGCCATGGGACGGAGAGCCGGGTGGCGTGTTCAGGCCGCGATCCTTCACGGCGAGGGTGAGCAGGTTGTCGTTCCGCTGAATGGTCACCGACAGGTCGGTCCCGTACCCGTCCTCCCCGGTGGAGTACCCGTACTTCATTCCGTGATGTGCGCCAGTCTTGGCAGGCATCCCTTCCTCCTATGCGATCGCCGAATAGACGGCGCGGTCGAGGGCGTAGACGTCCTCGCTGGCGTCAATCGTGATGAGGTTGTTGCGGATCTCGCCGGGCTTGGGCTGGCCGGTCCGGCACACGAGTCCGCTGATTCCGAGTGGTGGCCAGTTGAGAACGAAGGCGCCGCCAGGGCGCAGACGCTGCGCGTACCGGGTGGCGACGATCTCGAGCTGGCCGAGCGGGAAACACAGGACGCGCAGGACGCGCCCGCCGACGAGTTCCGCTGCCGCGCGGTTGGTGAGCCCGTGGAACGCGACCTCCTCCACCTCGAGGCGGCCGGCCATCTGCACGTTGGCGAGATTCTGGATCTGCACCACGCGCGGCGTGTGACCCTCGACGCGGTCGGTGTACTGGATCTTCACGACGTTCTTGGTCTCGTCCCACGTGGGGCGCGAGAGCTTGACCGAGATCACGTTGGTCTCGTCGAGGACCGGCAGGGTCGAGATCTCGTAGTCGGCGCGGATCAGCTTGAGCGTGAGCTGCGCGGTCTCCGGGTCCGAGTACAGGACGCCGTCGACGTGGCGCATGATGTCCTGGACCAGGTCGAGCCCGTCGGCCGACGCATCGATCACCACGCTCATCCCGAGGCCTTCGCCGTGGACCGTGTCGCCGGCGGCCCGGAAGCTGACCAGGTCGATCATCGAGGCGGGGATCGCCAGGCCGAATCGATCGTCGGTCAGCACCTCGTAGAGGTGGCAGATCGGGTTCGCGTCATCCCCGAGCGCGCCGTCGACCTCGATCCGGTGGCGGTCGCCACCGAGGCCAAGGCCGTTCGGACAACGCTCGGCCATGAGGGAGAAGGTCTTCAGGTAGGGCGTGGTGCCCCAGTACGGCCGGCGCGCGACGACGTAGGACAGCCCGCGCCAGGCGGGCGCCGTGTTCCCGAACTGCGCGGTGAGGTAGGCGTCCGATTCCTGCGTGAGGGTCCCGTGGTAGACATCGAACGTCCCCACGATCCCGCCCTCGTCGCGTTCGCCGCCGAACAGCGTGGGCGCGTTCACGACAACGGTCGTCGAGTCCGTTCCCGGCGTGAACGTCAGGAACGATTCGTCGGTGAACCGGGCGGAGTCGGCCATCTGCGACGCGGTCATGTCGGGCGCCCCCCCGTCCATCCCGAAGTAGGCGTGGCAGTTCGTAGCTCCGTCGGTCCACAGAACGCTGGTCGCAGCGACCAGGGAGAAGAAGAAGCGGTCGGGGTCCGTCTGGTACGGCGCGACCTCCGCCGCCCCGGCGGCCAGCAGCGACGCCCCCTCGTCGAACCCGAGCGTCCCGAAGAAGGTGCTCACCGCGTCGAACGTGACCGTCCTGCCGGGCGCCGCGGTGATCGACCAGAGCTTGTTCAGCGAGTCGTAGGCCAGGGTCACCGACGGCAAGTTCGGGATCGGGAACCCGTTCCTCGTCTGCCGCTCGAACTCCTGCTTGTAGCCGGCGGCGTCGTAGCGGCCGGGGGACAGCAGGACATCCCGCGTCTGCGGCGAGGGGCCGCCGCCAGCCACGGTGAACTTCACCCGGTCGTTGAGGCCCGCCACGACCTCGAACCCGTACAGCACGCGAGACTGGTCGTCCGCGGTCTGCGCATGGATCGCGTCGGTGATCGCCTTCGACGCGGCGCCACTGCTCGCGTAGGTCCCGGCCGGCAGATTCACGCTGCCCACGCTCAGCACCAGGACCTGCGCCGCGGGGAGGTCGCTCGAGGACGGAGCGAGGATCTTCTCGTCGAACCGGACGTCGAGAACCCGGTCGATCGGCCCCAGGCACATCCCGTACGCGACCCCGAGGAAGTACTTGTGGCCGAAGGTGTACCCGTCCTCGACGACGGGCTCGGTCAGGTAGTTACCAGACCACAGGACGTTCGGCCCCTCGATCAGTCCGGTCCCGGCCAGGTAGGGAATGACTCGGCCTTCCTCGGCGGTCGGGCTCTGGAACTCGCCCACGCTCGAGGGGCGCGAGGGGGAACGCTCGTGGAAGCGCGGCCGCGGCCGCAGGAGATACTGGACCGCGGTCGTGAAGATGAAGGCGACGAGGGCGAACCAGAACATCAGCTCATCCTCCCCTTGTGGGGATTCAGAGTCGGGATCCTGGAGAACCCCAGGTGCCGCGGCAGGTTGCTGAACTTGGCCGCGCACGTGGTCTCGCTCCGGTCGCAGCCCGCGAACGCGTACACTTGGTCGCCGACCGCGAGCGCGGCGAACGGGGCGTTGAGCGTCAACTGCTCGCCCGCGTGCTCGGTCACGTACCGGCGATCGCCGGCGCGGTCGCCGTTCTTGATCTCCACCCAGCCGGCGGTGAACCAGCCGTCCGGGCGGGCTCCAAACTCGGTCGCACGCACGATGAATCCGTCAACCACATCGAGCGTGGCCAGGTCGCGGAACGTGAGCTTGTCGATGCCGCAGCCGGGCCCGTAGAGCGCCCAGTTGCACTGCCGCTGGTAGGTCAGGTTGGGCACCGATCGGCCCAGGGCGCCGGCGAGCGGCACGCACGTGAGCGACGCCTCGAGGCCATCGAACACCGGGTGCGCGACCCGGCCGATGAACTCGACCGCCGCCGCTCCGTTGCGGTGGACGCGGAACACCGACACGTACATCGGCACCCCCGGTAGGAGCCCGATGAAGAGCTGGGCGACCGGGTTGGCCGCCGTCAGCGAGATCGTGACGCTGCCGGCGCTGTCCTCCTGCGAGTAGTCGATCTCGCCGCGGCCGATGGTCGCCTGGGTGTAGATGCGGCCGTTGTACGGCACCGTCTCGTCGGCGCCGGTGAACGCCCACTCGCGGGGGCCCTGGGTGAACAGGTAGAGCTCGCGGGGGCTCGCCGAGTCGGTGCTGGCCTCGGTCTCGAGGAAGCTGCTCATGGCGTCTCCTCGACCAGGTCGGTGATCGGGAGCTCGCAGCGGGCCGCCTTGCCGGTCCACTCGATGAAGATCTCGTCCTCGTCGAGGCGCACGTACCGGATGAACATCACCAGCCAGTCGATCGCCACCGCCACGCCGAGAGTCGTCTCGCCGGCGGGGCCGACCAGCGTGAGGGTCTCGGTGCCGTTGCCATTGCTGACGGCCGCCGTAACCCGGCGCAGGAGCATCACGCTGCCGCCGGGCTTCCGGATCGCCAGGTGCCGCCGGGCAGCGCCGGACGGCCAGATGCGCGTGGCGTAGCCGCACTCCTTGATCGTGATCGTGCCGACGCCCGAGCCAGAGGACGCGGCCAGCACCAGGTCACGCTGCCAGGACGGCACCCAGAACGGCTTGAGCTTCCCCTGGCAGGCCATCAGGTGCTGGCGCAGCTCGTAGATCTTCCCCAGATCGAGCGCGAGGACCTCGATCGAACGCGACTTGGCTGGCACCGACGTCGGCGCCGTCACTGTGCGCGGCCCGGTCTGGGCATCCATCACCGTCGCCTTGAGGCGCTGGCGCTCCGCGGCGGAGAACACCCGGTTCGGGTTGGTCGACAGGAACGGCACGCCGAGGTAGTTCATTAGTCGGCCGTCTCCTCGTGATTCCACCGGAGACGATTGGCCGCAGCCTCGAGCGACTCGAGCGAGGAAGCCTGATCCTCGTCCAGGCGCCCGACCCGCATCGGGACCACCAGCGATCCGGCCGGGAACACCGCGGACCCGGCGAGCGAGTCACCCCAGTCGTTGCCCCAGCTCAGACCCCAGCCCGAACCATTCCCCTGCACCGCGGCGACCAGGTCGACGCCCGACGACGCGGCCGCGACGGCCGAGCCCCACGACTCACCCCAGTCCCGGCCCCATCCGTGGAGCGTTGCCTGCCCCGCGTACTGGAGGACCTGGTAGTTGCTCAGGCTCTCGTAGAGGAGCAGGTACGGATTCGCCTGGGTGGGCGCGATCTGGAACGGCACCACCTCGAGGCCATAGCCCGGGACCGGGGGATCGATCGGCAGGAAGGTGTCGCCGCCCACCACCGCGTCTGAGGTGCGGACCGCGTACTGCCACAGCGGCACCACCCACAGGTCGGCGTGGTGGGCCCAGAGGAATCCGAAGATCTCTGCCGAGGCCACCGGATCCGCGCGAGTGACGTCCATCTCAGTGGAGCCGCCCGGGAACCCGCGGCGCGGGATCCGCTGCTCGCGCTTCGAATAGGTCGGCAGCACGTCGGTCGAGAACCGCAGACTCTCCCGAATCACCTGGCCGCCATCAGGGGGATACGGGAACGGGATCGGAGCGATCACCGCCGCACTCCCAGCGCCGAACCGATCGCGCGCGGGTTCTTGTGCATGATCCGCATCACGGCCCGCTCGAACTCGCGGCCGTTGAGCAGCCGCCCCTCGAGGCCCTCGCCGAGCTCGATCTGGAGCTTGCCGTTGATCGGGGCGCTCGCCGGCGCCGAAGGCTGGGTGAGGCGGGCTGGATCACGGAACGAGCTCGGGCTCACCAGGCCGCCCTCGGCGAACCGCGGAATGAACGATGAGGAGGTCGGGACCCGCGCGCTCATCCCGCGGATCGCGCTCTCGACGTCGGCGCGCGTGTACGTGGTGGCGATCGTCCGGCGGAAGTCAGACTCCGAGCGCACGCTCCGGAGCGCCTCGAGGTGCGGGAGTACTCCTGGCACCCGGACGGTCGCGGCCGGTTGCACGTACTCGCCGGCGGACAGCCAGGCGGGGATCGAGTCGCTCGTGCCGGTGCCAGGCCCGCGCACGGGTCCACCGTCGGCAAGCCGCGCCACGCCGAGCCGGGACACGTCGACGGTGCGGCGGAAGTCGGACTCGTTCCGTACTCGCCACAGCGCCTCGAGGTGCGGGAGCGCCCGGCCCGTGGCGGCCGGGGCCGAGTCGCCCATGCCGGTGCCAGGCCCGAGCACGCGCCCGCCGTCGGCAAACCGCGCCACAACGCTCTTGGACACGCCGCTGGTGCGGTCACGCCGCCCACGCGTCTCCCGCGCGGGCTCGACCAGGGAACGCGCATACGCCGCGGGATCATTCGCGACCCTGCGTCCTTCCTCGGTGATCGTGAAACCGCCCGAATACTTCGCCGGCGCGGCTTCCCCGCCACCTGTGAAGATCGAGCCGATCGTGCGGCGGAAGTCCGACACGGAGCGGACCTGCCGGAGCGCCTCGAGGTGCTGCAGGACGCCGGGAACGCGGACCGTGGCGGCCGGCTGGACGTACTCACCATCGGACAGATAGGCGGGGATCGAGTCGCTGGTGCCGGTGCCGGGCCCACGGATGATGCCGCCCTCGGCCTTCAACACCGGGACAGTCGGGTTGCCACCCAACCCAGAGAAGCCCCCGCTGAAGAGCGAGCCGAGGAATCCACCCACGCCCGTGAACAGCTGGGTTGCGAGCGCCTCCGCGGCCATGCGCTGGAGCGCCTCAACGACCTGGTCGGCGGCGCGCAGGGCAGACTCGCCGACGTCATCGAACCCGTCCTTCGTGCTGACCAGCACATCGACCAGGCCCGCGCGCGAGGCGTCGATGGCGGCGGCCTTCAGCTGCTTCAGCGAGAACTCCGAGGCCTGCACGGCAACGTCGACGTCGCGGATCGCCGCGGCGAACGCCTCCGCCTGGGCGATCATCTCCTCGTTGCCGATTCCGGTCTTGGGATCCCGCGTGCGGTCCGCGATCTCGAGGAGTTGCTCGGAGATCGCCTCGAGGGTCGGCAGGCGGTCCTTCTCGAGCTGCAGGATCTGCGCTTCGCCCTGCGTCTGGCTGAGCAGCCCGGCGCTGACGTCCACCTGGATGGACTCACGCTTCGCGCTCAACTCGGACAGCGCCGAGTCGGCCTCTTTCAGGAGATCGTCGAAGTCGAGTTTGCCGATCTTCTGGTTCCTGAACCGCTCGCCTGCGCGCGCTGCCACGTCGGACGACCCGGTGAGCTGCCGAAACGCCTCTTCGATCTCGACCGACTCGGCGTTGATCTCAGCGATCTTGAGCTGATGGATTCGCTTGAGGTCGGTGGTCGATTCGATCTCGACCTGGAGGATCCGCTTGGAGAGCTGGCGGCGCTGCTCGAGCTCCTGCTTCTTCAGATCCTCGGTCTTCTGGATCAGATCGAGCTGCTCGAGCAGCCGCTTCGATTCGAGGTCCTTCACCGTCCGATCGCGCTGGCCCGGCGTCAGGGACGGATCCTGCCTGGTCAGCCGGATCCGCTGATTGATGTTCCGGATCTCCGCTGCGCTCTCCTCCTCGAGGATCGAGCGGCGCTCGGCGAAGTACGTGCTCAGCGAGCGCAGGCCCTCGTCGAACGAGCGCTGGTTCTCCTGGCTGGCAATCCGGTTCTTCGCCCGGAGCAGGGCGAGCTCGCGATCCGCGCTGGCCTTCTCGAACTCTGCCCGCTCGCGGAACACCGCCGCTACGTTCGCCTTCGCGGCCTCGCGCCCATCGGGATCCTTGGGCAGCTGCAGGTCCTTCGGACCCTTGGTGATCTTCGTGAACGTATCGAGGAGCCCCTTCGCCGCGTCCTCGATCACCTTGCCTTGGCCGACTACGGCCCCCTTCACGGCATCGCCCAGGCGCTTGCCAGCCTTGTCCAGGCCCTCCTGGTCGCCGGTGATGGTCGCCTTCCCCAGCTCCTTGAAGAACGAGACCAGGGCGGCGGCCGCTTCGACCGCGAGGCCGATCTCGGTTGCGATCGCGCGAATCGGGATCAGCGCCAGCGCGGCGGCCGGCGCGAGGACCGCACCGAAGATCCGGCCCACCTCGGCGATCGCGTCCTTGTTCTCGGCGACCACGTCGAGGATCTCGGTGAGAACCGAGACGATCCCGGGCCCGGCGGAGGCGAGGAACACCGTGGCCATGCTCTGCGCCTGAGCATTGACCTTGTCGAACTGGTTACCGACCAGCGCGGCCGACTTCACCACCTCACCGTCGAGGATGATGCCGAGCTTCTTGTACTTCTCGATCACCTCGTCGATCGAGCTGGTGCCGATCTCGTCGACGAACGCGCCGAACAGGCCCTTCTTGTCGCCGAAGAACTCCTTGAGGGCGCGGAGCTTCTGATCGCCAGGGAGCGCGGTGATCGCCTTCGCGATGAGGCCGAGCGCCTCGGCGACGTCCTTCCCGTCGAAGTCAGAGGCCGTCAGGTTCAGCTCGGCGAACTTCTTCGTCGCCTCGGGCACGCCGTCGCGGAGATCCGCGAGACCCTGCCCGGTGCGCGCGATCGCGCCGTGCAGCTGCTCCTGGCTGAGCCGGTTGTCGCGCGCCACGAGCTGCAGGGCCTGGAGGCCCTCGATCGACACGTCGGCGCTGAGCGCGAGGTTCTGGGTGGCCTCGGCCGTCTCGCTCGCCTGTCCGACCAGGTTCTTCAGCTGGACGACCGCGGCGCCGGCGGAGACCGCGATGCCGAGCGGGCCGAGCAGCTTGCCGACACCAGCGAGGGCGGTGCCGAACTCGCCGAAGCCCTTCGTCACGCCGGCGAGGAACCCACCACCGCCGCCGGCGGCCGGCGTCGCGAGCTTCTGCTTGGTCGCGACCGCCTCGGACTGGATCTTCTTGAACGCCGCGAGGACCTCGGAGAGGCCCTCGGGCGTCAGCCTTACTCGGACGTCAGGCTCTCCAGCCACGCGGTTCGCTCCTGGATGGCGTCTTCCTCGTCGGACTCATCTGCTGCTGCTTGAAGCGCCGGGCCCGGCGTCGGGTAGGGCTCGCGCGCGTCGTCCTTCAGGTTCGGCGCCGACAGCCACCAGCGGATCTGCTCAAACTGGTACTGCTCGGCCTCGATTTCCTTCACCCGCTCGACGTACGCCTCGAGCAGCTCCTCGAGCGGCCAGCGGCGGTAGATCAGCCGGGCGCGGCGGTGGTCGTTTCCTGCGACGGCTCGGATGACTGCTGTCCAGCTGCCCCAGCGTCCGGGTCCGCTGTCGCTGTCTGGGTCGTCGTCTCGCGATCGCCTGCCTGCTGGTCGGCCGAGGCGTTCCTGTAGCCGTACAAGGAGGTGATCGCGCGTTCGAAAAAATCCATCACCAGAGCGCTCAGCAGCTGGTCGAGCCGCCCCTTGTCTTCTTCCGCCTTGAGTCGGCGAATGTGCTTCTCGGTCTCGAGCGCGACCGCCGGCGTCCAGTCCCCGTCGGCCAGGTCCTTGGTGAACGCTGCCGCCGCTCCCGGCCACTCCGACACGTCGGCCGGCATGAGCATGGCGCTGAGGATCGCGAACTTCTGGCCGCTCTCGGAGACCTGGAGGAGGAGCCGACGGATGAACTCCTCGTTGTCCTCGTCGACCTCGATCGTGGCCTTGTGCAGCCCTGCCGGGCGCAGGCGCGCGGTGATGAAGTCTTCCTGTTCGGCAGTCATGTCCTCCGCCCGGGTGAACCGGACGAAGGACCGACCGCCGAGGGTGAATGCCTCGTTCGTCATGCTACGGAGTGATCAGCCAGCCGTACTTGGCCGTCGGGTGAACGAGCTCGTCGGAGAGGATGTTCCCCTCGAGCGCGAGCGAGGAGTACTCGGTCGGGTTGACCAGGCTCATCGCGCTGGCGCCGCTGAACTGCACGTGCCAGAGCAGAGCGTCGATCTTCGGACCGCGGCGCGCGTTCGACTCGAACCGCACCAGCGCGTCGACGTCGGCCGCCTGGCCGATGCTCACCAGGTTGCGGGTCTCGGTCGTCGGCGTGTAGCTGACCTTGATGCTGGCGCCGGCCAGGATCGGGCTGGAGGTCGGGATGTAGATCTTCCCCTGCTTCAGGTCCTGGGTGTAGTCCGTGCCGAGCACGTAGGTGGGCGATCCGGAGGTGTGCTTGACCACCACGGACGTGACGTTGCGGGCCGGGGTGAGGTAGCCGCCGAGCTGGAAGCTGCGGTCCTTGGCGACCACGACGACGACCTCGTCCACGACCGGCGTGTTGCTCTGGGCGTAGGTCGAGAGCGTGCCCATCTGCTGCAGCGCGAGGTTCTCCTTCGAGAACTCCCGCATGCGGATCGCGAGCTTGAGGCTGCGCTGGGTCTCGCCGCTGTCGAGCAGGGCGTTGTCGGCGGTGGTGCTGTCGCGGATCTCGATCCGCTCCACCGTCGGCGTGATGTCGAACTGGTCGTTGTTGCCGAGGAACCGCTCGGCAATCTCCAGAGTGCCGTTCACGTACATCGCGACGCTGACCCTGCCGGCGCCGAGTAGGTGCTGAGAGCCGACTGCAACGTTGGCCATGATTCCCTCCCTGCAGCGGCTAGGCCGACTGCGTCAGATCGTTGCGCGCGGTCGTGTAGATCACGTCCAGCGCCTGAATGAACATCACGACCGAAGTCTTCTCCGGGTACCGCGGCTGCTCTCCCACTTCCTCTATGTCGATCGCCAGTCCGCCCAGCTCGTTGCCCACCAGGCGCGCGATGGTGTGGACCCGCATCGGATCCACGACCGCAGATGCCGTCAGGGGCGGTGTGGCGGTGGGGCGCACCCGGTGCACGACATCGAACTGCCGCCTGCGCTTGCGGACCGGCGTGTCCTGCTCTTCCGGCAGCACGCGCTCGGGCCCCATCACGATCGTGGTGGTCGGAACACCGTTCTCGACGTCGGCGATCTGGTGAACGTCACTGGCCGCCGGCAGGCCTCCGAGCGGGGCAGCGTTGTAGGCCGCGATCAGGGCCGCCTGGATCTGCAGTGCGTATGAGCTCACGGAGTCGTCCAGTCATTTGCGTCGACCACCTGACAGAGGATCTGGGTGAGCACCCCGTGTTCGCGGGCCATGGACGCCAGCACTCTGTGGTTCACGCTGTCGACCGTGAGCGCCGCGCCCGGCGGCGGGCCCGGCTGCACACCGAGCGAGCCGGTCTTGATCGTGACGACAACCGCCCGCGTGACGAGCTCGCCGGCGCCCGGGAACTCGTGCTCGGTCTCGTTGAACTGACGTACGATCCCCTTGACGGTGATCCCGCCGAGGGACACGTCGACGCCGAGCTCCGCGAGCATGGTTGGGGTGTCGTCATCACCGAGCGCCACCTGGTGGTCTCCATGTGTTCAGTGGGCCCTCAGGCGGCCGGATCGGGGTCCCGTCCGTCACCGGCCGCCGTGGTTGGGCCCTTGGATTACGTCTGGTACTTCTTGAACGCGAGCAGGTTCACCGAACGCGTGATCGACGTGCTGCCGGTGACGTCGTTCCGCACGCGCAGGAACTTCTTCCGCTCGTGCAGCTTCACGAAGCGCACCTCCGTGAGCGCCGCGCTCGTGATCTGGCTGTACGCGCCGGCCGACCCGTCCTCCTTGTACAGCTCGGTGGCCGGGACGTCGGTGTAGCCGGAGCCCACGACATCCGACTCCTCGAGGAAGGTGTCGAGAGCGCCAGTACCGCCGGCCATCGCATCGAGAATCACGGCGCCGACGCCTTCGTAGGCGGTGATGTCCTGTCCGGTGGCACTGCCATCGGCCGAGACGGCTGCCGTGGGCGCCAGGTTGAGCAGACTCGCGCGTGCGAGCGCGGTTACGGTTGCACTCATGATTCGGTTCCTCCCGGGCCCGCGGGCCCCCCGTGCGTCATGTGAAGGCCGGCGAACGCCGACCTACTTCTCGTCCTTCGCCTTGACGCCCCTGTGCGCCGCCGCCGCCGGAGCGGGCGGATCGCAGGCCACGGCCCAGCCCTTCTTGATCTTGCGGAGCGCCTCCGGGGTCGGCAGGTCCAGCACCTCGCCCTCAAAGGCGTCCTTGCCGCCTCCCAGGCAGTGCGAGCGGATGATTCGAACGTGCATCGTTGGTCTCCCTCTGTGGACCCGGTGGGGAACCGGCCGAAGCCGGTCCCCGGCGGGTCAGAGCGCGCCTACGCGCGCTTGGCGGCGGTGCCCTTACAGAACGACTCGCCATGACGAATGATTACGTCGGCGAGCTGGTAGCTGATGATTCGGACGAGCGCCTGGTCGGCCAGCGTGACCTCGTCGACCGTGAGCTCGACAGCGCCCCAGGTCGGGATCAGCAGATCGTTCCAGTTGCCGAAGACGAAGCCGTGCTCGTCGCCGCCCGAACCGAGCGTCTTCGAGATCTGGCTCGAGCCGATGGCCTTGTAGCCACCGATGTCGCCGTCGTCGACCCGGCCCATCCAGACGAAGTCGCCGGTGTTGGTGGCCTTCACCTTCGCCTTGAGGCCCGCCGCCATCAGGGCGGTGGTGACGAAGCCGAGGGTGCCGAACTCGGCGTTGGCGTCGTTCACCGTGCCGAGCATCTCGCAGATCTTGTCCCAGGTCGGGTAGACGCTTCCCATGGCGACCGAGCCGACATCGGGCGCGACGTAGATACCGGTGGGCTGGTTGCCGACGCCGGTGCCATGGAACGCCGCGCGGTCGATCGCGAGCGAATGGCCGATGACGAAGGAGTTCTTGTTGCGCTCCTCCATCGCCACGCTCGAGTTCTGGATCATCTGCTTGGTCAGGATGGTCTTGCCCATCAGCGCCTTGCCCTGGGAGTTGATCTGCTCCCAGTCCATGTCCGAGCTGCCGACTGCGGACGGCGGGTTCTCACCCATCCAGCTCACCGTCACGTCGCCGCCCTCGCGCGGCCAGGCGATGGGCGCGGTCTGGCCCGGCATCAGCTGAGCGCCGAGCCGCGTCGAGACCGCCACCGCACGGAGCCGCTCGATCAGCTCGCCGCGCTGCTCGAACACCGTCTCGATGCCCTTGCCGGCGGCGCCCATGTGCTGGGTGCGCGCCTGCCAGAAGGCATCCCGCTCCTCTTCCGGCAGGACGTCCTCGAGACACAGCGGCATGAGGTAGCCACCGCGCGTCTGGTAGCCGGGCGGCACGATCTTCTTCAGCTGATCGCTGACGTCCATCTCGAAGCACTGCTTGTCGCCACCGCCGTAGCGCGCGTGGTAGGCGGCGCGCACCAGGCGCGTGAAGCTGTACTGCCGCGCTTCCTTGCCGGTCAGCTTGATGACGCGCTCGCTGTTCGGCTGCGCGACCGCACCGCGCGTCTGCATGCCGTCCAGGACGTGAGCCTTCACCTGCTCGACGGTCATACCCTTGTCGATGTACTCCGCCGCACGCGTCAGATTGACGTTGTGCGAGGCGCACACCTGCATGATGCCCGCGACCCGCTTCTCGAAGTCGCTCTGACCGAGCGCCGACCGGGTCTCCATACCCGAGGCCGGAGCCGCGGCCGGTGCTGCCGCCGGTGCCGCCGCCGCGGCAGCTGCAGCCGCCGGCGCCTCCGGAGTGTTCGCGTTCCCTGCCTCGACGCTCATCGTGGTCTCCTCTCCTCCGGGGCTCCCGCCCCAATCCACGGGAAACTCTTCGCCTCCCGCCGCTCGGCCGGTGTTCGCTCGCGCATCTGCCGGCACGCTCACGATGGACACCTCAGACGGTGTCCATCGAACCCAGGTGATCTCTGACTTGTCGTCGTAGCTCTTCGCGGCCTTCGTCACCTTCGGCTGCCCGGTCGGAGGCCATCCGACCGAAACGAATTTGCGGCGGGGCGGAGTTGCGAGCATGGCGCGCTTCACCTTCTGCGCGTCATCGGTGTCCTCGAAATACAACTCGCCAACCAGCTTCTTCCCCTCGAGCCGGACGTTGTGGACCATGCCGATGTGGTACGCGGGGTCGATGCTCCCCGTCCGGTAGCCGGGCCCGCCGTGCTCGAGCAGCAGCGACAGCCCGTGCTTCGCGAGCCGCATGTCGACGGCGCTCGGCTCGTGACTCAGGACCTCGATGCAATAGCCGCGGTCGTACGGCGTCTCGGTCGAGATCGTGACCTTGATGACTTCCTCTTCCGGGCCGCCCTCGACCGTCGCCGCGCGCACCAGGCGCTCGGGCTCGAGCGGAATCGGCTCGGTGAACTGGACGGGCAGGGTCTTCGGGAGCTCGGGGGCGACGCTCATGGGGCCTCCGTGGCGAGCTGCTCGGGATAGACGATCTCGTACGGCTTGAGGTACGACCCCGCGTAGAAGCTCGTCGTGGACACGATCTCGGCGAGTCCCTTCACCGCCCACCAGCCATGCCGCCGCGGGTTGGTTCCGTCGCCCGTTCCGCCGAATGAGTTCGCCGACACGGTCAGCACGGAGAATTGCGCGTAGAGGTCGTGGTAGAGATGGAGGCCCGGATAAACCCCGATGTTTCCCTCCGCGCCCCAAATCCACGGGCCGCCCGTCATCCATCCGAGCAGGAACTCACCGAGCAGATCGTGCGTGTTGACCGGCGACTGCGTCGCCAGCGCCTCGAACCCGCGCGTTGCGAGAAGCGCGATGCGACCCAACGGCTGGCGTGTCACCGGATCGACCGCCCGAAAGACGCGTTCGGTATGCCCCCATCCGAGCGGACTCGTAAACGGCGAGAGGTAGAGATCCGGTGAACTGTCGAGCGTGTACGGCGAGCAATAGAACCCGCGCACGCCCGCGCGCGCCGCGGCCGCCAGAACGGAGTCCAGCTTCGTCGCGTTCTCCCGCGTGACGTCTGACGGCGTCCAATCCATCGACGGCGGCCACATCACGCGATCGACGCCCGCGAGGCCGAGCGCCCTCGCGAGCGAGTCAGCCCTCTTGATCGTCGCCTCGATCAGACACGGCGACGCGCTGTCACCCTGCGCGCACGTCTGACCCACACCCGGCTTGATCCAGGTCCGCGTCCGGTTCACTCCCCAAACGTCATTGACCCGCTGTCCGCCTGTGATGTTGCCGGTCTGCGCGTTGCTCCCCGCAGCCCCGCGCGTCGGGATCCCGAACCACGAAGACGTCTGGTTGTACATGACGCCCGCGAAATCTTGCGGAGTGAGCCGCACCGTCGGGCCGAAACGCCGCAGGAGGCGAAGCTGCGGACCCATGTACGACGCGATCAACGTGTCCGCGTTCACTGACGTTGCGAGCACCATCTTGATCTGCTTCCGCGCGACCGAATCCGCCGACCCTCCCTGATTCAGAGAGTCCGTCAGCCCTGACGCGGGGATGTACGCGCCCGCTCCGCAGGACACCGGATTCGTAGACGGACCAGACGACCCGGTCTGCATGTATCCCGACGCGGCGATGCTCACCTTCCGCGTCCGTTTCACGATCCGACCACCAGTCGCCGCGTGAAGACGCGCGAGCACGATGCCGATCAGTTCCGGCCGCAGAGGATTACCGAGATCCGCCATGACGATCGGAGCAGGATCCCCCGTCGACCGCCCGCGCTCCCACACCGCGACAGACTCCGCCGCCGCTGACGTCGCGCGAACCACCGCGTCACAGTCGCTGCAAAGCTGCACGCCGCCGGTCGTGATGTAGTTGTACGCAATGCCGTAGGCAATGAGCGTCTTCCACGTTCCCGGGGGCCGAGACGCCACTGGCGCATAGAGGATCTGCGGGCTCCCCGTTCGCCAGACTTGATTGCCCTGCGCGTTGTAATACGCGTACGACATCGGGGTACGCGCAACGGCCGCAACGCCGGTCGTGGTAACACCCGTCGAGCACCCGTCCGCCTGCGTCCACTTTGAAAACGGGTAGTAGTTCGGCCCGATGACCCCCATCGGCTTGTTGGCCCACGAGCCCTTCGTCGCGTTCGGTAGGCCGCGGAACAGCGAGTCGAACCCGGCGTCGATCTGCGTCATGTAGTTCACCAGCAGGATCTGATCGCACTGGTCGATGGCGGTTCCCTTCGAAGTCGCAGGGTCCCATCCGATCACGTGATAGGCATTGCGGACCCACAAGATTTTGGTCGCGTTGTACGGAACGTTGATGAAGTCCTCGCCCAGCCGCGTAAGTTCGCCCTCGACGCAACGCGTAGTGAACTTCGCCCCGACGACACCAGCAGCCAGAGACGGGTGGTCGGCGAAATCAATGAGGTAGGTACGCGCGCCCGCGGGAGACGCGATCACACACGCCAGCACGCACGCCAGAAGGAAGCGCCGCAACTCAGCGCCCGCCCTGCAAGTCACAACGCACCGTCATAGCGATGGCACCAGCGCCCGCGCCGGTCGCAACGTAGATCGTTCCGAGCGAGGTGGTCCCCGCGCATCCGAGCACGCGAACGCGGATCGTCGTGTACCGCGAGCGATAGTCCGGGAGCACGAAGTAGCCCGAACGCTTCCCGTCGCTGTAGTGAATCGGCACGATCTTCTCGCCCGGCATCAACGCCATCGTCAGCCCCGCGACGTCAGACGCCACGCCCACGTTGTGACCGGCCGCCGTGCCCATCGTGTCCGGGGCTCCGCCCGAGTTGGTGGACGACAGCTTCGGCTCGATGTACGGCGCGCTCGACATCGTGTCAGTGGCCGCCACGTAACCGCCCCGGACCATCACCGCCATGTAGACGATGCCGCACGAGTCCGCGTGCCCGCCGCCCGGCTGGCTTGAACTCTCGCCGAGGTAGATCTGGACGCCGAGCCAGTTCCACCCGCGCGTCAGCTTCGCGCTCGACACCAGCGCGTTGCCCGCAGACGTGGTCCCGTTGATGACGTCCGTGTGCTGATACTCGAGGTCCCGATCCTTCCGGGCCTCGTCGGAGAGGCTGGCGCCTGGGATAGGGCTGCTCTCCGCGTAGGCGCTCACAGCGATCGCGAGCGCCGCCACCACCATCAGTAATCGCTTCATCAGGGCCTCCATCAGTCGAACGCCACGATCGAGCCGGCGGTGGTCCCGTCCGCCTTCACCTTGCTGACCCGCATCCGGAGCAGCGTTCCCGGCGGGACGTTCGCGAGCGTCAGCGTCGTGCCGTTGACCATCACCACCGTCAGATCGCCGCCGGCGCCCACCCACAGCCAGCGCGGCAGGAAGGGCAGCTCGTTGTCGTCGCTCGGCGAAACCAAAACGCCGTCGCGCGAGGCTTCTGCGTCCACTGGGGATCGATCGGGCGGTGCCATCAGGTTCACCTCGTCGCTGGGGTGTGAAACGCAACGAGGTCGAAGATGAGGCGAAAATCTAGGCCGTCCATTCCACAAAATGTGGAATGGGAATCATGGGTGGTCGGTGCCTACTGTCGCACCCGTGAACGAGCTCGCTTACATCCCCGGTCGCATCGCCGCAGGCACCACCGTGAAGTACTCGCGCTCTTTTTCGGACTTCCCCGCGAACGACGGCTGGACGATGAAGGTCTGGCTGGCCGGCGCGATCGCCAGCGGCGTCGACGCGGTCGCCGATGGCGCCGGGTTCGACGTCACGCTCAGCGCAACCTTCACCGCGACGTTGACCCCGGGGAACTACCGGTGGGTCGAGCGCGTCACCAAAGGCTCCGACATCTACGACGCGGCGAGCGGCACCCTGGTGGTGACGCCCAATCTGGCGACCGCGTCCGCCGGCAGCTTGCTCTCGTACGAGGAAAAGACGCTCGCGGTGATCGAGTCCGCGCTCACCGGCTCCCTGACGAAGGGGATGGAGAGCTATCAGATCGACGGCATCGCCGTGGTGAAGCTCGACGCTGAGAAGCTCGAGAAACTCCGGATCAAATACCAGAACGCGGTCAACCGCCTGAAGAACGGCGGACGCCTCGGCCGCATCCACCGCGCCACCTTCCCGAGGGTCTAGCCCATGAGCCCAGCCGCGCCGTTCCAGCGCCTGCGGCGCGCCTGGGGCGCGGCCGTCAGCGAGCTCCGAGGCATGACGCCGGCGAGCGCCCCGCGCCCCCGCGATGTCGGCCCCCGCGTCGTGCCGCCCACCATGCCCCAGACGCGCGCGGCGTTCCGCGCAGCTGCAGTGTCCCGGCTCGACCTGGACTGGCGCCCATCTCTCGTTTCCCCCGACGACGAGATCCGTGGCGTCCTGCGGTTGCTGCGCGGCCGCGCGCGCGAGCTCTCCAACTCGGAGCCGATGGTCGGCCAGTACCTGAATCTTCTGTCCGCGAATGTGCTGGGCCCGGACGGGATCCAGCTGCTGGCGGTGAACGGTCCGGACGGCGAGATCGACGACGAGGCCACCGAGATCATCCGCGACGGCTGGGAAGCCTGGTGGAACGGCCCGGTCACGGCCGACGAGCAGATGAACGGCCCCATGTTCGAGGCGCTGCAGCTCGAGACCACGGCCACCGACGGCGAGAGCTTCTCGCGGATGCTGGTCGGCCGTGACTTCCGCGACGCCCTGGCGCTGGAGCCGATCGACGCCGACCTGGTGCCCGATGGCCTCAACCGGAGCGCCGGATTCTCAGCCCCCGAGATCCGCCTCGGCGTCCAGGTCGACGAACGCGGCCGCCGGACTGGCTACTGGATCCACGAGCTGTCGTCGTACTCGCCGGGCAGCCAGATGGGCCGGCCCTACATGATCCCCGGCGACGAGATCATCCACGCGTATCGCCCGCGGCGCGGCAACCAGACGCGCGGGATCTCGTGGCTGACGCGGGCCATGATGATGTTGAACCACGGCGGGCGCTTCCTCGAGGCGGGCGTGATCGGCGCGCGCGTCGGCGCCAGCCAGATGGGCTTCATCAAGTGGAAGGACGAGAGCCTGGCGCCGGCGACCACGGACCCCTCGACCGAGGGTGCGACCACGGAAGGCGGCGGCGGCGGCGAAGGAACGGGCAGCTCGAGCTCCCAGCGACCGGAGATCGAAGTCGAGCCGGGCACGTTCCCCGAGCTCGACCCCGGCCAGGAGTTCCAGGAGTGGTCGCCCCAGTACCCCAACACGACCACCGGCGAGTTCATGAAGGTGATCGACCAGCGCACGGCGTCGGGGCTCGGCGCCCAGTACCACTCGCTGGCGAACAACCTCGAGGGCGTGAACTACAGCTCGATGCGTGGCGGCGAGCTGTTCCAGCGCGATCTGTGGCGGATGCTGCAGCAGATCTGGATCTTCAGCTTCCGGCGACGTATCTACGAGCGCTGGCTCCAGACCGCGATGCTCGCGGGCCGGATCCAGCTGCCGAGCCAGGACTGGCGCCGCTACATCAACGTCACGTGGCAGCCCCGCGGCTACGACTGGGTCGATCCGAAGAACGACCTCGAGGCCGAGGAGCTCGAGCTCAAGCTCGGCGGCACGTCGCTGACGGAGATCCTCGCCTCGAAGGGCCGGAACCTCCGCACGATCATCAGCCAGCGGAAGCGCGAGAAGGAGATGTTCGAGAAGGCCGGGTTAGCGCTGCCCGAGCACCTGCGCGATGCGCCCACGCCGGCGCCGGATGGTCCGCCGGCGGGCGCCAAGAACGAGCCGCCGCCCGCGGATGACGACGCCCCCACGAACGGCAACGGGAACGGGAAGTCCATCAACCGCCTGCTCGCAGCGGGGCACTGATGCGCGGCGCCCCCTGGATCCTCCTGGCGGCGCTGGCGATCGCGGCGCCCGCGGCGGCCTCCGCCCCCGACACGCTGACGTTCACCATGCCGGACAGCTTCGCGATGCCCGAGAGCCCCTGCGATTCGATGGCGGTCCCCGAGCAGGGCCTGCTCGGCGTGCTCCTCGAGCGCATGCGATCCGATGAGTTCGACTGGCAGGTGGTCGACTCCCTGCTGGGGCTCCAGCCCGGCCAGCCGGTGTCGATGCACATAGACATCACCGGCTGTCGGCCGTGCGCGTTCCGGCTGTGGGTGATCGACGAGGCGCGCAACCCCGGGTGCCTTCCCTCGAGGACAGTCAACCGCTGGGAGCTCGGCGAGCCGGTGGGGGTCGGCGATCCGCCGGCCTTTCAGCTGGGCCGCGTGACGCCGATGCCGGTGCGCCGCCTGGCGGTCGTGGAGTTCCAGCTCGCGCGAGAGTCCGAGGCGGTGCTCGAGCTGTTCGACCTGTCAGGCAGACGGGTGCGCACGCTCGTGAGCGGCGCACAGGCGGCCGGGCACCACCTCGCGCTGCTCGACGCCGGCCAGCTGCCCGCCGGGCTCTACCTCCTGCGCCTGCGGGCGGGCGAGCGCCAGGCGCTGCGCCGCTTGGTGGTGATGCGGTGACCCGGTGTGGCCCCCGTTCCTGCACGCGCGCGACGGCCACGACCTCGACGCGCTGATCCGCGAGTACTCGAAACCCCGCGTGATTCCGGATCCGAAAACACAGGGCCCCAGCGATCCCCGCCGTGAAACTCAAGCCGAACGCCTTCGCTGATCTCCAGCGCCGCGCCGACTCGCGCGACGAGCTGCTCCGCTCGCTCGAGGACGCCGTGTCGGCCCGCGTGACGGAGTACCGCCGGGCACCTTCGCCCGAGCGCCACGACTCGATCGCCCGCGCGGTGAAAAGTCTGCGAAGAGCTCAAGCTGGACGGGCCTGAAACGACAAAACCCCGGGCTGCGCCCAGGGCTTTCATCCAGCAGCTCGTCGAGGATCCACAGTCGACCGTCATTCAGCAGGCACTGCGTCAGAATACGGCAAATCCAGCCTCTCATGAGGCACCTCCCAGCCCGTCCCTGTTCCCCGAGCCCCTGCTCGGCGGTACTGCTGAAACGGAGAATAGCTGAAGGCCCCGGAGCGATCCAGCCTCCGGGGCCTTCAGCATGCGTCGGACCTGAACGAATCTAGGCCGTTCGCCTGTCCGCGCGCTTCCTGCCCTCTTCCAAGTGCAGCTTGACCACCGCTTCGACGAGACGCTCGAAGTTGGTCTCGCTCAGGGCGGCGATCGCCTCAACGGGCGACCGTTTCCATACCTCCGCCTTCTGATTCACGTACGACAGCTCATCCACGCCGATGATCTCGCGGACGAACTCGCGGCCCGGGGTCTCGTTGAGATATGCCAGCGTCGCGTGGACCATCGCAAAGTGTTCTCGATCAACCATGGTCGGCCTCCATCGGTCACTTGCCCCAGCGAGCTCGCGCAGCTGCTCGAGCGCTCGCGGTGCGCTGCTCCTTCGACAGCGAGTCATTCAGGGCCTGGGCGCCGCTCGCGGCGATGTCCGATCGCTTCTTCGCGGTCAGGTTGTCCGCCCGCGCGGCGCCGGCGGCGGCCGCGATCGCGGCGCGCCGGCGACGTCCGAGCTTCTTCGCTCGAGCTCGTCCACCCTTCAGGCCGCCCAGCTGGCCGGCCGCCTTCTTGTCCATCTTCTTCGCCTTCGCCAACTGCTACCTCACGCCAAGTCGCGGGCCGCGTCGGCCCGGATGCAGGGACCGCTTGTAGCGCTTGCGGGAGATGGGCTCCACCCGCTCCTGGCGCTCGTTCGATTCTACCTCTGGTGCGGCCAGCGTCGAGGATGGGCGGGGGTCGGGGGCCCCCGCCCTCCCGGCCTACGGCATCATGTCGCGGGCGCGGAAGCTGACGTGTCCGTGCGCCGTGATGATGACGTGATCGAGTACCCCGATTCCGAGCAGGACTCCGGCGTCACACAGACGGCGCGTGATTCCGAGGTCCTCTTCGCTCGGCTCGGCGTCACCGCTGGGGTGATTGTGAACGAGCACGATGCTCGCCGCCGAGTAGAGGATCGCAACGCGGAAGACTTCCCGCGGGTGGACGATGGACGCGTTCAGGCTGCCGATGGAGATAACCACGCGCCGGGTCACTCCATGCCGCGCGTTGAGCAGCAGGACGCCGAACACTTCGCGCTCGGCATACCGAAGCTCAGGCCACGCGGCGACGACGTCGTCCGGGCCGCGCATCGCTGCGCTGTACGGCGAGTCGCCGATGAGAAGACGGGGAGCGCGGCGGGCATCCTTCACCAGCTCGCTCATCGTCCGCTCGACCAGCCCCTGAAATTCCACTGCATCCTCCTTGTTGACTCGCGTCGGGCCCATCCCGTCGCGATGTACATACTCTAGCATGCGCGCTTGCTTGAGCACAAGTTATTTATGCACGAAAAAAGCGGCCCCCGAAGTGGGGGCCGCTCAATTCGTTGCGTCGGTCAGGTCTGGTAGGGCGGGGGCGTGTCGGTGTGGATGTCGGCGCCGCAGGCGGGCCCGGTCACGCCAACGAAGGTCTGCGAGTTCGCGAGAACCGCCCCAGGGTCCAGGGCGTAGGCCGTGGAGCCTTTGCGCATCCGAAAAACCACGTGCTTCGCGCCCACGTCGAAGCCGAGGCGCTCGTAGACGTCACGCATGCTCATGTGCGCGTCGTCCTCGATCGAGAACGCGAACCGCTCTTCGCCATTCTCGACCACCATCACGTCCATTGGTCCGTTCACGGTCGTCATCGGGACTCCTCTTCTTGCGGCGGTTCCGATTCCGCCATCTCGGCGGCGGCTCTCTCAAAGTAGGCTCTTGTCTCGCGCAACTCTTCCGCGAGCTCTGGCTCCATCGGATGATGCACCCGGTCCTCAAGCAACCTGTCGGTCGGATCGCACCGGCGACCACGATCCCCCGGATCCCGGGCGATAACCCAGCCCTTCGGATCGCTCTTGCGTTCCTCCAAGAGGAACGCGAGAAGCCTGATAGCGCGTCTCCCGTTACGGAGATCCCGTCGCCGTTGCTGGTCATCACTCATGGGGCGGGAGTCTATCATCGCCGGAACCCGCCAACCCACCCTCCGCGGCGCCGCGGCCGCATCGGGAGCCCCTGGCGCACCTGGCCGGGGGGCGCCGGCGGCCCCGCTGGCGGGGCCGGTTGTGGCTGCACCCGGATCTCGAGGCGCTTCGCTCGAGCGCCCAGCGTTTCGACGAACCGCGGCCCGCGGATCCGGAGCGCCGCGAGTCCGAGGATCGTGAGGTCCCACTTCTCGTTTCGCTTCCCAGGGCGCCGGTTCAACCAGACGCTCATGACGCCCTTCCCCTTCACGTAGCGGCCCATCCGCTTTTCGGCCGTCATCTGGGCGAAGAACTCCTCGTCCGTCCAGTCCGCGATCGGGAAGTGGATGTAGCCGGGCCGCGCGCCCGGCACGTCGAGCTTCGGGATCTGCAGCCGGCCGTGGACGATGTCCTTTCCGGCCGCCGTGTTCAGCGAGTACACACGGGCGCGGTACGTGTTCTTGGTGCTGAAGCCGCGGATGAACGGATCGCCGGGGCTCACGATGCTGGCGCCGCGCGTCGGATAGACCTTCTGCGCGTAGTGGGCGCGGCAGAACTGGTAGACCGCGTCGGGCAGGTAGCCGGCGTCGATCGCGCCGCCCGAGATCCCGACCAGCTGGCCGGACTCGTGCCGGAACTTCGTTCCGAGGAAGTCGTGGAGCTCGGCCCACACAGACCCCGGCCCTCGAGCGACCGGGTTGCCCTTCAGCATCAGGCCCTTCTCGGGATCCCCGAGGATGACGTGCTCGGCGATCGCCCAGCACTCCTCGCCGGCGCCGAAGCCCCACACCATGACCTCGATGCGGTCCTTGTGGACGTCGGCCGACAGGAAGAGCGCGCCGACCCGGTCGGGGACCTCGGCCGCGTACTTCTCACGCCGCTGGAACAGCGTGTCCTGGTCGTTGGTGTCGCCCGGCTCCTCCCAAGTCTCGGCGAGCTGGTGGTTGACCCACACCTGGAGGCTCAGCTGGTCGTCCTTCGACTTCAGGAAGTCGTCTGCGATGTCGCGCCACGAGGTCCAGCCCGCCGGCGAGTACATCGACGGCAGGTGCCAGCCGACCAGCGAGCCCTCGGCGGTCGGCCGCCACTCGCCGCGCTCGAGCATCTGGGTCTTCCAGCTCTCACTGATCAGTCGCCGGCACTCCGCACAGCGCAGCTTCACTGCCTCCGGGTCGTCCGGGTTGAATGTGGACGGTTCGAAGTCGATCGAGTGATGCTTCCCCTCGCGCCCGGAGTAGCCGCCCTCGCGCCACTGGATGTAGTCCATGTGCCCGCACTCGGGGCACGGGATGTAGTAATGCTGCTGGTTGCTCTGCTCGTACAGGCGCTCGATGCGCGAGAACCCCTTCAGCGTTGGGGTCGAGACCCAGAGGATCTTCCGGTTCGGGAACGTGCGCGCGCGCTTGCGGATCAGGTCGACCGGGTCACCCTCACGGAGCACCGTGCCCTGCCAGCCGTCGACGTCGTCTCCGCCAAGGTTCCGCGCCGAGAACTGCCGCATGCCGGCGGGCGAGTTGGCGCCGCGCATGCGCAGCGTCGCGCCGAGGAAGCGCTTCGTGAAGGTCGAGTTCCGGCTGTCCCGGGTCCCAGCCATCGAGATCCGCTCGCGCAGCGACGGAGTCGACGCGATCATCGGATCGACGCGGGTCTGGGACAGCTCCTGAGCGTTCTCGCGCGTGGGGCAGAAGATCACCGTCGGCGCCGGCGCCTCGCTGAAGATGTACCCCAGCCAGTTCACCAGGATCTGGGACCCGGCGATCTGGCTGCCCTTCATCAGGACGCCTTCCTCTCGAGGATCCCACGCCGAGAGGAACTGCATGATCCCGCGTGTGAACGGCACGCGGTCGGTCCGCCATTTTCCGTGCTCGTTTGCCTCCTCGCGCGAGAGCATCCGGTACGTGTCGGCCCACTGGTCGACGGTGAGCTCCGGCCGCGGAGCGAGCGATCGCCGGAACTGCTCGGCGTAGATCTCGGCGATGTCGAGAGTCATCGGCGCGCTCGAGCAGCCAGGCCACGAACCACGGTCACGCGCCGGTCGACCGCCACCGCGCCGAGCTCGAGCGCCCGCGCGCGGAGTCGCGGGGATAGTTCGAAGTGCGGCACGGACGCCGGCGGCGATCGCTGGAACCATGCCCGGGGGATCCCGAGCAGCGCGGCGAACGAGAGCAGCTCGTCGTCCCCGCCGTCCGAGGTCATGCGGCAGGAGAACCCGCCACTCCACGGGGCGCCGCCATGGCGCAGCTGGTCGACGTGGATCACGAGCTGCTCCCGGTCGAGATCTCCTGCGCCAGGCGCCGGCACTCCTCCCGGATCACCTTCTCGATCCTCAAGTACTCGGCGCGCGCGGCTCCAGGGGCGATGCGTGGGGTCAGGCGGGCCGGGAACGACTCGAGCGCCTCGGTGACGACGCGCGCCTGCTCCGCGGCAGCCAGCTCGGCCTCTCTGCGGAGCGTGCCCTCGTCCTTCAGGATCTCGAGCTCGAGCTTGCGCGCGCGGCGCAGCGCCAGGAGTGTCTGGGCCTTGTTGAGCGTCGGGCGTCCGGACGGCTCCGGGCCCTCGTCGTCCGCCGCGGCGCCGCGCGCGCTGTTCTCCGCCCACTGCTGGTCCGCCAGGTCCCGGTCGATCAGGCCGTTCTGGAACGGGATCTTGCCCTCGCTGATCGCCTTGTAGACGGCCTGCCGGCTGACGCCCCGGTGATCGGCGTACTGCTGAACCGTGTCGAGGGTGGGGCCCGCCTTCTTGCGCACCGCCATGCGTCAGTTCTTCTTCCCCCCGGTCATCGCCTTGCGCACGTGCGTGGTCAGGGCGGCAGGGAAGCTGCCGTCGCCAGCGCGCTCGAGCAGCCAGCCGCGGAACTCCAGCCAGGCGTCCTTCTGACCCTCGTTGTCGAACTCGAGCATGTACAGGATCTTCCCCGCGCGGCGGCCGCGTGGTGCGCGCTCCTTCGGTTCCTCGATCGACTTCTCGAGCTCGCGGATGTCCTGGTCGGTGAACCCGAGCATCTGGTGGGTGAACCCAGCCTTGATCGACGCGTCGATCTCGCCGGCGAGGATCCCGGGCTCGTAGTCGCCGTTCTCGGACGACCGGTTATGGATGATCCGGTAGGCGCGGCTCTGCTCCGGCGTCAGGTGGTCGTGGTTGATCACCGGGACGTGGGTCAGGTTGAGCTTCCGCGCGGCCAGCAGCCGCCGGTGCCCGGCCAGGATCCCGTCCTTCGTCGAGACCTCGATCGGACTGGTGAACCCGAACTCGAGCATCAGCATCGCCATCTCGGCGACGCGCGCCGGCGAGTGTCGCTTCGGGTTGCGGTCGTACGGCTTCAGCTTCTCAATCGGCCAGAGCTCGGCCTTCGTCGCCAGGTGGATCCCGGTGGACGCGGCGCGGCGGCTCACCTGGCTAACCCATTCCAGCCGACGATCATCATCGATCGTGTGCCAAACCGAACTCCGATGGCCCCGCCGCCGAGACTCCACATCGAGTCGGGCCCGCAGATCGCGACCAGCTCCCAGATCTGCCGCTCCTGCGCACGGGCCAGCATCACGGTCGTGTCGATGGACGCGACCTCGGCATGGAGACGCTGGATCTCCTCCCCGCGCTCGATCGCCTGGAAGCCCCACGCGAGAAAACCCAGGATGACGCCTGTCATTATCGCGACCATCATTCTGATCACAGTCACCCTTCCGATCTGTCAACCAAGTTGGTTGACAACCTGTACTACCACCGAATCCGTCATCACCGTGCGCCGCAACCGGCTGCGCCGGTTGAGTGCGCTTCACATGTCAACCATGTCAACCAAGTTTTCGGACTGTGCACTGAGGCGATGTCGAGGTCGCCGTCACCCGTGTCCGGGTTCGGTGGAAGGACCCGTGACCGGCTCATGAGCCGGTGGATGAGCCGGTGAGCCGGTGAACAGGTCATCGAGCGCTCCGCACGCGCGTGAGAGCGCTCGAGATGCCACGGTTGAGCTCCTCGGCATACCAGCGGTGCGCTTCACGCTCCGCCGTCTCCAACCATCTCAGGTCGCCGGGGATGGGCGGTGGAGCGATGAACGACCAGATCGTGCGGTAGTCGTCACGGTCCGGACCGATGCGCTGCGCCACACCTCGAGGCAGCAGGAACGTGCGCTCCTTGCCCTTCCACTGAATCGCACCGACCGGCTGATCGATCTGAGCGCGTCCGAACTCACCCAGCAGTCCCTGATCGACCGTCCTTCCCTTGCGCTTGCGCCTCAGCTTCTTCTTGCCCCTGAAGGCTGTGAGCTTCATGCCTGCGAAGCTGAAGCGTGGATCGATGCCGCGCGCGATCGAGGGTCGAGCTGGGCGTCCCGTGACGGGCGCTGCCACGCGCCTGGCGCCTGGCGTGGTGGGCTTCTTCACGCCACCACGCTCGAACCTCGGGCCCAAGAACGGTCCGCCCTTCGAGGTCTCCCCGATCGCGACCTCTCCCCATGGCCTGTCCTTGCTGCCGAACATCGCCCTGGTGATGCGCGCGGCAAAACCATCACCGAGCCTGCCTGGCACACCGAACCAGAACTTGCGGTTGCGGATGATGAATCGGTCATCCACCCGCTTCTCCACAGCTGCGGCCACACGATCCAGAGTGCGGTTGGTGGCCCCCACGGTCTCGTACACCACTGCCCTCTCGTAGTTGGGCAGGTCACGCAGCAGCTTGGTGGCGTCGATCGACATGCGAATGTCCATCAGATGGCCCTTTCCCACAGATCGCCCATGGCCTCGAGCTTCTGCACCACGTACTCGTCGAGCTGCGGGAAGCCACGCTCACGAGCAGCTCTCATGTGCCCGCCGATCTCGAGTGGTGTGGCATTCGCTGATGCTGCACACCTCAGCATCTCGACCATGAACGCAGCGTGTCGCTCACGCTCCGACGGTGACTGCTGCTTCTCCCAAGCCATGATCCGCTCACCGACCGCCGCCTTCACCAGCATCACGAACATCCCGATCTCGTTCTTGACGCCACCCTTGCGATTCAGGTGATGAACCCGGGATGCGAGGGCGAGGATCTTCCTCTGGGTCAGCAGCTCGCCCCAGTGCTTGGTCTGCTCGTCGATCACGCCCTGGGGGATCACGCGGCACCTCGCGCACGTCCGGAGAGCGAGATCCCACGAGCTGCAGCAGCACGCTTCACCAGGTCGGCGAAGTAGGCCGGCGTGGACTTTCGGATCACGCCTCGGCGGCGCGCCTCGAGGGCCTCCGCCAGGGCGCATCGGATCTCGAACTCCGAGAGCCGTGATGCGAGCAGAACGAAGAACCGGCGTGAGCGCTGGTCACCGAGACTGGCGACCAGGTCATCGACGATCACCCGCTGGCGATCGCGCTCCGCCGCGTTCCGATCGTCTATCTCTTCTGCTGGAAGACTCGAAGAATCAACGTTCTCTGTACCGTTGCTTCTAACGTTTATTGCGGCCGTTTTGGCCGCTTCACTCCCCGAACCGGCGATGTCGTTGTCGCGCAGAGGTCTGAGTGAAACGGCCATTTCGGCCGGCACACCCCTGAGTGAAACGGCCGATTCGGCCCCTTCACTCTGCCCGGGTAGTGAAACGGCCATTTCGGCCGCTTCACTATGCGCGTGCGACGGGAGTGAAACGGCCGTTTTGGCCGCTTCACCCTCTGAGGCCCGATCTCCCGGTGGGACGGCTCGGAGTCCGTCCACAGGGAAGATCGTGGTCTGGGCCGCAAGGGCGGAGGCACGCTCGGCCTGAATCGCCAGCAGCGCAGCCTCGTCTTCGGGTGCCACGGGATCAACCAGACTGATCAGGTATCGGTCAGGATCGCGAACAGTCCGGCCAACGGTCCGATCGAAGCGCCAGCGGCTCTCACGAACGAGGAACCCTGACGACTCCAGGCGCCGAAGAGCAGCTCGGGCCCGCTTCTCACCTCCAAGGCCTGCAGCGATAGCGAGCTCGTCCTGTGGAGGGAGCTCGAACCACGCGTCGGCACCCGGGGCACTACGGCGGGCGAACTGCGCCCGCATCCAGAGAATCAGCTGAACGGCCTCGGGCCCGAGCCGGGGCGCCCAGCGCTGCAGGAAGTACAGCGTGATCGGCAGCACCTGGTCAGGGCGCACGATCGCGTCCTGCGCGTCGGGGAACCACGGCTCCATGCGCAGCTGCTCGATCTGGGCGGTGCGATCGTCCATGACTTTGATCATGCACTCATCTCCACCGCACCGGATCCGCTGGTTGCGCGGGTCGTACGCAACCCTCGGTAGTCGGCTACCTGCGTGTCTCTCCTGATCACGAGCACCGCGTGCCGTCTCGGAGAGATGCCGAGTCGGCGCCGGCGGCGAGCACTGCAGGTCATACTCTTGACGCGCTGCCGGGCCCGCGCGCAGCCCTCGCACCGCCGCGCGTTCTTGTGACCAATGAACCGAAGGCTGCAGTCCATCTCGACACAGGTGCGCCACACGAAAGGCCCAGTCACTACGCCAGGGGAAGGGCGCCTCTTGAGGTCCAGGTCCTCGAGGGACTTCTTCTGGTGCGGCCACAGCCCCATATCCGCTCGCCGGCAGTCATTCCGGATCCGCAGGCGCTCGTACTGCAGGAGGCGCGCGCACCGGGAGTGATACTTCCGGTTTCGATAGCCGAAGCCGAGCGCGTGGCCGCAGAACTCGCAGGGTCGGTTGTTCACCGGTAGGCGGACGCGCTTCACGACTTCCCTCCCTGGATATGGCCGCGGCGGGTCTCGATATAGTCCGCCAGCTCGCCGATCTCGTGGATGGTGAGACAGATCGCGCCAGCAGCTGCGAGGCGCGAGTGCATGCGCACCTGGGCGGGCGAGCGCTTCGCCCCGCCGGTCTTCAGCTCGAGCACGAGCATCTTTCCGTCTGGCGGTAACGCGGCAATCACGTCCGAGAACCCGCGCTGATCCCGGTTGGAGAGCAGCTCGAACCCGCCGCCTTCGCGCGGGCGTACGCGCGGCCCGGTGTGGATGGGGATAGCGGGGATGCCAGCGAAGGCCAGCAGCGAGAGCGCCCCCGCCTGGAGGCTGGTGTGCCGGCGCTGGGATCCGCCGACCGCCAGCTGCAACTCGCTCGGCCGGATGCTGCCCCGCGCGATGATCGAGGCGCGCTTGGTGCGCGGCTCCTTCCCGGCTGGCCGCACTCGCCGACTCCAGGGCTTGAGACTCACGCGAACAGCTCGCGAATCTTCTGCTCGAGGCGCTGGTCGACGATCTGCTCGATCAACGCACGCAGATTGGTGGGGGTGGTCTGCACGCCCTTACCCCCCCCCCTGTGCGGATGGCGTGCCGCTACGGCCCTTGTACTCGGGGCACTCGCGGCTGTCCTTTC